TGAAATATGATAAAGACTATTTGGTGATTACTTCTTCACTTAAAGATCTTATGGCTTTTAAGAGACTTGGGTACAAGAATGCAGAATCTGTAGCTCCGGACAGTGAGAATACTATGATTGCAGAACAGTATATTAAGTCTCTGAAGAAGAAGTACAAGGATATCTGTGTACTCTTTGATAATGATGAAGCAGGTAAAGTAGCTGCTGAAAAATATCAGGAGAGATACGGACTTAGCTATGTAGTGCTTGATATGTCAAAGGATTTATCTGATTCAGTGAAAGATTATGGTATTCAAAAGGTGAAGGAAAAGCTTCACGGATTATTAACTAATGTGTTTAAGAAATGAGTTGGATATACAAAGGTGTTGAGTTTACTGATATGCACATACCTGAAGGGGCTGTGGGGTTTATTTATATTATGAGAGCTGTAATAGATGGTAAATCTGTTGCTTACATAGGTAAAAAGAACTTCTTTGCAAATATCAAGAAACCCCTGGGTAAGAAAGCTCTGGCCATGTCTACTGATAAGAGACTGAAAAAGTACAAACGTGAACTAAAACCTGACTTTCAAAGATACTATAGTAGTAATAAGATACTAAAGGACTTTGCAAAGACCGGGGGAGTTATCAAACGTGAGATACTTATGATCTGTTACTCTAATATGGAGTTAACTTATCAGGAAGTCAAGCATCAGTTTGTCTATGGAGTATTAGAAGATGAGAATTATCTGAATCAGAATATTCTCGGTAGGTTTTACAAAACTAAATAATTATGGAAGAGTTGGAACTAATGGAACTTCTTCTACAAGCAGCTCAGTATGATATAACCGGGATTGTAATTAGTTATGATGGAAGTAATCATGCTTATGCTGAAGGAGTAGCTTTTACTAATGGTACTTTTGAAACTGCTGAAGACATCTATGATAACATAGATCCATGGGGAGACCAAAGTAAACTTGTTGCTTTTAATGATGAAGTTCTTAAGAGAAAAGTTGAACATTACTTTGATGAAGTACTGGCAGATAATATAGAAGCTGATTGGAGTGATGATGGTGGATATGGTACTGTAGCAATTATGGTACCTTCCGGAGAAATGTATATTAATTCTATAGTAAGGGTAACACGTACTGAAAATTATATATGTAAGGGTAATATGATTACAGGTAAAACTGACATCTTTAGAGCAATAATTTAAAATTAAGATTATGAAAATAACACAAGAAGAAGCAGAGAATGTAATGAATATGTTGTTGTCTCCAGATACAGACAATGCTTATTTGGCCTTTCAATCAATTGAAGCATATGATTTTGATAAAGATAACATGGGTTATCTATTGTATTTCTTTAAGTTCTCTAAGTATCCATTGGACAAGTGGGAAGAAAACTCTCCTAAGTCTGCCGGGATACTAAAGAATTTTGTAGAAATAGACAAGCCTCTTACCTATGCAAAAGCTATTCAGTGGATGATTGAATACAAAACAGATCTAGGAGCTATTGAACTGACTCTAAAGAGACACGTTAAAGAGCTTACTGATATGCTTAAAAGCATGGGTTACCCCACAGAAAAATTAGTTATAGACATTAAACTCAAAACAGAATGAGTAGAGAAGCAACACTAGGCAAAGCCAGTAAAGAATTGATGTGGAAAGAGCCCTTCTATGGGTTCTTTCTTATTATGTTGAATAAAGTATGGGACAATAAAAGAGTTCCAACTGCAGGAGTTAGTAAGAATAATATTAATTATCAGCTTACTATTAATGAAGACTTTTGGAATGGTTTATCTGAAAACCATAGAATAGGTCTTCTGAAACATGAGTTACTGCATATTGCATATTTTCATTTATCTAGTTACTTTAACTATACAGATAAGAAACTAGCTAATATTGCTATGGACATGGAGATCAATCAGTATATTGATGATGAATTCCTTCCTGATGGTGGTATTAGAATTGAGAATTATCCAGATCTGAATCTTGATCTTAAAGCTGGTACTCGTTATTATTATGACAAGTTAAAGCAAGCAAAAGATCAGAAGGATCAAACAGGTACATCCGGAGATTCTAACTTTGATAAGTTATGTGATGCTATGGATCAAGGTGAATGTACAGTAGTTATCTCCGGAGCAATGGGTGATGAAGATGTTAATTTACCTGATCACGGTACATGGGAAGAGTTTGAAGATTTATCTGAAGCAGAGCAGAAGATTATGCAAAAGCAGTTAGATAGAGTTCTTCAAGAGGTTAGTGATCAAACTCAAAAGAAAAGAGGTACAGTACCAGGTCATATTACAGATCACTTAGTTGAAGCGAATAAACTGGAACCACCTAAGTTTGATTGGAGAGGTTATATCCGCAGATTTACCGGTACTAGTACAAAGGTATTTACTAAGAAGATTAAGCGTAAAGAGAATAAAAGATATTCTGATAATCCTGGTCTTAAGATCAAGATGAGACAACACATGCTTCTTGGTATTGATACTTCAGGTTCTGTAAGTAATTCTGAGCTAATGGAGTTCATGAATGAGATACAACATATCTATAAGACAGGTGTGGATGTCACTATAATTCAGTGTGATACTACTATTAGATCTATTGAGGCTTACAAAGGTGAAAATAATATTAAAGTACATGGAAGAGGTGGGACTGAATTTGATCCCGTCCTAGAGTATTATAATGCAAACCTTAGAAAGTATACTAGTCTTGTGTATTTCACCGATGGTGAATGTACTGCAGATGTAAAACCTAAAGCTCCTGTATTATGGGTGCTGTCTGAACAATCACATATGAATGATAGCCTACCAGGCAAAATAATTAAGTTAGAACTTTAAAAAAAAGAGAAATGGCTCAAGTAAAATTAAACATTGATGAAGTAAAGAATTTTATGCAACATATGGTTAAGAATAACCAGCATATTCAAGCTCAGGGTAAAGTTCCTGTAGCTGTTAACATAGAGGGTGAAGCAGGTCTTGGTAAGACTTCTTCTATTTTGCAACTTGCCAAAGAGTTGAGTATGTCTGTGATTAAACTTAATCTGAGTCAGATTGAAGAATTGGGTGACCTGGTTGGTTTTCCATTCAAGGAGTTTGAGGTAGAGAATAAAGACGGTAAGAAGAAGTGGGTACAGGAGAGTCTGCTAGATACATATATCAAAGGTGGATTTAGACCTACTAGCAATAGTAGGATGTCTCATGCATCTCCTGAATGGATTCAGGGACAAGGTGAAGGTGGTTTCTTGATCCTGGATGACTATACTCGTGCAGACCATAGATTTATGCAAGCTACTATGGAATTAATTGACAGACAGGAGTACATCTCTTGGAAGCTTCCTAAGAACTGGCATATTATCTTGACTACTAACCCGGATAATGGAGATTATAATGTTACTAGTCTTGATATTGCTCAGAAGACCAGATTTATTTCTGTTGAGGTAGACTTTGATGTGAATGTATGGGCCAAGTGGGCTGAGACTGCAGGTATTGATGGCAGATGTATTAACTTCATGTTGATGCACCCGGAAGTAATTGGTAAGTCTGTTAACCCAAGATCTATTACTACCTTCTTTAATGCTATCAGCTCTATCCAAAAGTTTGAAGAGAAGTTACCTTTGATTCAAATGATTGGTGAAGGTTCTGTAGGAGATGAAGTTGCTAGTCTATTCACTATGTTTATTAATAATAAGCTTGATAAGATCATTAGTCCTCAAGATATTATGACTAATACAAGTGAACCATATGTTATTGGTGCTTTGTCAAGTGCTGTAGGTAAGGATGATGCATTTAGAGCTGACATATCTAGTATTATTACAACCAGGATTGTAAACTTCTGTTTGAATTATGCAGAGACTCATACAAGTGTTACTGAGTTGATGATAAATAGATTGATCAAGCTTTCAACAGACTGCGAATCCTTTACTGATGACTTGAGATATTATATGATTAAGGAAATTGTAAGTGGAAACAAAGTGAAGTTCCAGAAACTGATGATGAATACTGACGTAGTCAAGATGGCTGTCAAGTAAATCACCATAAAACAGTTTCCCTTTTAACGGAACTATTACCATTAATTATTCAAATATAGGGCGGTGTAATGCCGCCCTTTAATATCTTAGATATGAAGAATTATTTATTTCTAGACATAAACAGGTATGATACAACTTTTGTTGAATTTCAAAGTCTAACATGGATGGTGGCTACTACCAGACAAGAAGTTTCTCTTTCTGGTAAACCTATCATAAAAGACTATACAATTGACATAAATGAGAAGATATTCTTCTTACCGGGTGTATCTATTCCAAGAGTAAAGTTAAAAGATCTATACAAAGATCAGAAAGCAAAAACTGTAAGAGAAGTTGATGAGGCTACTAAAATTATTTGTGGCCGTAAAACATTGGATACTATTGCTGATGATAGGTGGTTGTATCCTATTAAGACTGAGTGCGTAAAAGAGCTGATTGAAGTATGTTATAAAAGAGATGACCTGAGTAAAACAGTCTATGACGGCATGATGGAGATGTTTAGTATTTATACTGAAGATGTTGTACTGGGTCATTGGGCATTGCCAAGATGTTATGAGAACATAATCGGAGATTTGCCACATCCTTCTTGTGATGACAGATTTTATTTTGTAAAAGATGAGTATACAAGTTTATATAGTAAGATCAAAGATTTGCAATTCTATGATGAAGACACGTTAATAACTATAGTTAATGGTGCCAACAGTACTACTATAGATAAAGATATGTATGATTCATTAGTGCAGATGTTTAAGAGTTCTGATACTGATAACTATATCCTGGCAATGGAGATAATGGCAAATTCTAACTACAATGAGAGTTTGTTTTACTTGTGTCTCTTGTTTAAAGAGTTTTATAACAGGATATCTAATCAGAGAACAAGGACTCATGTGAACTTTAAAGCTCTTTGTTCTTATATGGGCTTCTCTAGTCCTAGTTATTGTGCTATGGATATAGATGAGATTGTAAACATATTTATTGCAAAGGATCTCTTAACTAAGGAGATTGCAATAAACATGCTTAAGGAGTTCAAAGAAGAGATTGGTAACCACGGTGATACTAATAAAATGAAGATTGCCAAGATTACATTCTCTGATGATGTAATTGAGTATTTAAAACAAAAAGAACAAAAGCATGAGCCAGCTATTAACATTGAATGAGGAACTAGAACAGTTCTACTCAACTAAATTCTATTTTAGTTACAGTAGTATAAACAAGCTGTTATATTCCCCACAGGCTTTCTATAAACATTATATATTAAAACAGAAAGAAGATAAGACAGATGCTCACCTGGTTGCAGGTAGAGCACTGCATTGTCTTCTGTTTGAACCTGATAACTTTGATGATTACTTTGTAATGTTACCGGGGAAGATTCCAACAGATAGTAATAAAGTGATTATTGATCATATTTTCAATACACATTACTTGTCAATGAATAATAATTCATTATCTTTGGAAGACTTCCCCAATGAGATACTCGGTCAACTACTCGTAAATAACTTATATCAGTCACTCAAAACAG